CTATGGCATCAAGGTCCATGAGAACAAAGACACAAACCCAGAGGCGCTGTGCAGAACAGACACGCTGCGATACAAGACAATCAAACTCTTCAAAGAAGGATACACCACGCAGGAGATCGCCAAGAAGCTAGGCCGATCACGCGATGGAGTAACCCGCACCATTTACAACGCACGCCAACGTGGGCTCATTCCTAAGTTTGTGCCAAAGAGAAGCACAACCACACCAGACACACCAACTCGGCAGCTAACCAACTACCTCAAGAAGTTTTATCTCAAGTCAGGGGCGATGGCCGACCTGTTGATTACCCACATGACGCCAGAAGTGCGCGACTTCTGGGTAAAGAAAACAATGGACAACAAGTATGAGACAGTGGCCGAGTGTGTCGCTGACTACATGACCGATGTTTATTTCGAGGAGACAAAGGATGAGCAATCTCAAAGAAAGACTGGCTGATATGTCAGCGTTAAGTCAGAGCAGAACGCCAGCAGATGCACTGAAATATATCGAAGAACTGGAGGCCAAGCTGGTGAAGGCGGTGGGGCATTTCGAGAAGCTACGTAGGCGGCAAGACAGCCTTGAAACCTTCGATGCTGTGGTTGATGAGATCGTTGAAACCGCCATAGCAGAACTGAAAGGAGAGAGTGATGAGTGATGATCTGGTGAAGCGGCTGCGTGATCCCGCATTTGGAACGGAAACAACAGAACGCAACCTGATGAGTAGTGCAGCCGACCGCATCGAGGAACTAGAGGCGAAGCTATCAAATCAAGAAGCTCTATTGGCGCTGGCGGTGGAGCTTGCTGTTTTAGAAGCCCTTCATGCAGCGGCCAGTGAAGCCAATTATGCGTGTGGGTGTAAAGATGCAATCTACGCCATAAACCCAGCGCACCTCGCAGAACTGAAAGGAGAGAGTAATGAGACACATCAGAAAAGTCTATAGGTTTGGTAAGGTCTACTGGAAACACCCACTAGACAGTGGTCTGTTCGAAGATAGGGACTGCTGCATAGCAGACTACAATTTTGCTAAAGCATGGGATGACGCTGAAAAATAATCGTGCAGGGCGCGGTGAAGTATGTCGGATGTAGCGCATTCGGTAGCTTCGACCATTACCTGCACCAACCTGAGTCACCCCGTCGCATTAGAGTTTGCAAAAAGAGTAATTGGTTTAGGTAAATGCGCCCTGCTAGATGTGTATATCCAAGCTAGACGCCTGTTAAAACAGGGAATTTCCTTCAGAAAGAAACGGTGACTCTTGACACTTCGCCATGTTTTGCTTGGTAGCTGATGGCTACAGCCGAAGACTTTCCAACGAAAGAATGCGAAGAAGCATAGGCGTCCTTTGGTGTAACAGCACGCAGTTGTTCCCACTGGACGCCGCCAATATCTGCCATCTTCAGGTGATGTAGATGCCCGGTAAACAAATAGGAATGCTTGGCCTTGCCCCACATCTCACGATACTCATGGGCAAAGTTCATCACCATTCGCTCTGGCTTGCCCTTGTCCCCATGATGGGCAAAGATCAGCACGTCTTCCCAAGGAAAGATTAGAAACTCACTGTCTTCTTTGTTGATGCTTACTCTGGGCTCGTTACGGTAACGCTCGACCAAGCTGTAAAGAACAATCAAGTAAGCGTCACGGTCGTGGTTGCCACGAAGAACAGACACAATAACTTCTTCATGCTTAAGCAACGCCATCTCAATGCCACGCGCAATCGAAGTCACCATCGCAGCCGCCGCATCTTCAGGTGTGCAGTCAACGTCAAGCGGGTGCCCGCTCTGCGTCTTGTTGGTCCGGTCATTGTGATGCAGAAGATCGCCTAAGATTAAAAACAGTGCGGTCTTTGACTGAGGCGTAGAAGAGATAAGCTGGTCAAAGATGTAGTCTAATCTTTCGATGGTATCCGTAAGACCCCATTGCTTATACTTCATGCCAGCGTGGATATCCGGCAGAGGATACAGGGTAAGCATTTCACTTGTGGTATGATGGGGCTTTGGAAGAGTAACCGACTCTAAGTCTTTTAGTGCTTGCTTAATTTGATCTGCCGCCAAATCAATCTTCATGCCATCTGGCTTTGGCATTCTAAACTGAACAGAAACATCCTTGGTCTTTAGCCAGCCACCAGAAACTATAGCTGCATCGTCAATGCCAACAGAAGCTATCGCTTCTCTAACTCCATCTGGCAGATGAAGCCCTCGACTCTCTGCCATTGCCAGCCTGCCGCGAAATGTAGATCGATCTAGGCCAAGGGCTGCTGCTGCCTGTGTCTTGTTGCGGCCATGGTCAAGGTAGGCTTGCCATGCTTCTAAGACTTTTTCATTCGATACTGGAGGGGTTGTCATGGTAATATTCCCAGCTTCTGCGGCAGTGGTCACGCCCGAAGATACGCACCCACACACGCCAAAAGCGGCTGTCCTCCTGCAACCGCCACGCTCTGCTGCATAAACTTTCTGAAGTGTCAGCGTATATACGGTTATGGATACGCAGACTGGTTGATAGGATTAGTTGCACAAGGCTTTCCATTTTTCGTTAGCCGCCACTGTGTCTCGTAGAAATTGCATGTCGTTCTGTGACAGCCATGCCAGAGTTTCTTGGCTAAAATATAACGGTGAAGCTATATCGCAGTAATTACTTGTCATCTTTGCGCACCCACTGGGTAGCGCGATCAACAAGATAAGGGTCAGCAAGCGCGTCAAGTTCATCGTTAATCTCCTTGGCCCGCTTAATATCTTTGAGCCGATTTGCCATGTGATCGGCTTTGACGGCAGCGGCCCCGTCTCGTTTTCCTGTCCAATAAATACCTAGCAAAGCTAAGACAAAACTTATTGCCCCAATGGCGTATAGTTGAAGTCGGCCAAGCATTACGTTTCCTCATTCCACTCCACGCACTTTGCATCCTTGACTATTAGGTGAGGGTAATACTCTTCGACCATAAGCCACCCTTCGGGAATGTTTCGCATACAAGCATCCTTACTTGACATTGCGGGCCCAGCGATACCAACGCAGTGACCGTCTAAAGAACATGCCAAGAGGATTGCAGTAAACATCTATCTCACTCCATTAGCCCAGTGCTTTAGTCTTTCCCTCATTATGAACAGCGCCAGTAACGCAACCAAAATACATCCAACAAGAGCCACAATCTGAGCCGTGCCATCCAACGCATTGAGAGCGCCTACAGCGCCGCCTACAGCCGAAGCACCCTGCACTACCGAGGCCTGCACAGTGCGGCTCTGAGTGGGCTTAGAGCGGCCCTGAGAGACTATTGGCTTCTCAACCACCGGAGTCAGAAACAACTTTACCTCTGCCTCACGACGATTCACCAGCCCTTGCACTACCTTGCCGCCAGCTTTCTTCCACATGCGCATAGCTGCTGGCACTTCCATTATCTGGCCAGCATTGAAGCGGCGAAGGGCCGAAGACTTTTGGAATGCGCCAACGCCAATGTTGTAAGCCAAAGAAACAAACGCAGCGAACTGGTTCTCATTAATTGGCGCAGTAATCATCGGGCTAATCTTAGAGGCAAAGTCATCAACGACCTTCTCAAGATACCAGTCAGCTTCCTCTTGGGTTAGAACGGTATCAGGGCCGACCTCAATGAAGCCAGCCCCGCTTGTTAGTCCGTATCCAACAGTCCAGATACCAGCTACATCCTTATACGCCTTCAGCTTACAGCCTTCCCAGCGCTTGATAAGATCAATGCCAGCTTGGTTAATCATTGGCCTGCCCTTGCAATCAGGTTCTTAATGTCATTGCGTATCTCGGCAAGAAGTTTGTTAGTGTCTTCTCGCGCAATGCGTGACGCTTCCAAATCTTCTCGACGCTGGTGCCAAAGACGTTTGATCTCTTTAGTGTTTTCAATAGAGCGAGCCTCAAGACGGATTAGCCAAACTAAGAAACCAACAAACGCTACGATAACTGGCCAAAATGTTTTTAATAGTTCCATCTCAATCTCACTTCTTCATTGCATCGTCGAGCAAGATGATCTCAAGACGTTGCACAGCCATCTTTAGTTCAAGCGTAGTGTTGGCCATCCATGATAAAATGGCCATCACAGCCGCAACCAAAGCGCCTATGATGACCCTTTGCTCCATTAGAAGTCCTTCACTTCCTGCGGCGTAGCATCAACCACTGCCTGCGCAGCAGCACGCTCTGCATCGTCAGCAACGATCAGCGGGTTGCCCACAATTTCGGTCGTGGCATTGCCTTCTTCGTCGTAGGTGATCTGCTCAACGGTAGCATCAAGCGGATCAATGGCAGACTGCACCAGCACGCTTGCCATTACCTCGTTGCCCTCGTCGTCGTATTCACCCGTGGGCTGGTCTTCGTAAACCTCGGCACGACCATCAGCCAAACGATACTGAGCCAACCGTGCAGTGGCCTTGCGATACTCTGCAAGCTGCCAGTTGAAGGTATTGTTGGCCACATTCACATCATGGTTTGCAGAGAAGGTAGCCATGAAAGCATCGAAGGCACCGTCAGCAGTGCGGATCGACTTTTCACGGGCTTGGTCAGGCCAGTCTTTGGCAATGTGTGCTTGCGCACGCTTTTCGACCTGAGCATTTGTTAGGGGTGCATCACCCTTAGTTACAAAGATAGTCATGCCCGCACTCCAATCACGCCAATGTCGTTGCCGTTAGTAGGCGCTACGTTGAACGACACCGTGTAGATGAAGCCATCGTAGACCACAGTGTATTCATCGCCAGAGCCTTCTTTTTGCAAAGCGCCAGCGTTGAACACATGCAAAGGCTTCCAGCCCTTAGCCATTGCAAAGTCAGTTTTGGTGCCGTCACCAGCAAACCAAA